CTTCACGGTCGGGGGCGCGCGGCAGCTCCAACCAGTTGCTGTTCTTCAGATAGATGACGGCCTGAGTGAATGTGTCGACGTAATCATCGTGCTCGGCGTTGGGGAACTTTTCGAGTTGCTTCAGGAACTTGCCCGCCCAGCTCACCGGGTGGCCGGGGTTCTTGCCGCTCTCGGGGATCCAGACGATGTCCAGCTCCAGTGTGGGGGCGGCTTGATGGGCGCGGCTGATCTTGTCGCTGTTGCCGGGGTTGTAGGCCGCAGCGGGCACATTGGCGAGGTTCAGGTCTTGCAGCAGCGAGATGCCGGACGCCTTCTTCTCGACCAGCACAAGGCTCGGACGCAGCGCGGTTCTCATGCCGTTCTTCACGCTCGTGCCGCCGTACTCGGTGCGCCACTCCTCGATGACGCGCTTGCGCAGTTGGGGGTAGGACAAGTGCTCGTCCCACGCATCGATCAGCATCAGCTGGCGACGATTCTGGTACGTGAACACAGCCCACACGCTCATCGCTGTCGGATCGTTCACCGTGTCCTCGGTGTATGCGCAGTCGTAGCTCTGCAATATGAACTCGAACTGCGGCAGCGCCCGATCGTGCGGCCACATTTGAAAATGTTTCGTCTTGAGGATGCCGCCCTCGGCAGGGGTCGGGTCTTGCTGCAGCTGGCCCGCCGCGCCGTATGAACCGAGCAGCTGTTTCAACTTGCTGACCGACGCGGCGTCGAACATCTCGGGCCACAGCAACTCGCCCGGTTTGCTGCGCGGGTCGTATGCGCCGAGGAACGTCTTGCGGCGCACGCCGTCGAACTCCATCGGGATGCACAGGTGCGTGTACCCCGACAAGTCCTCCAGGATGTGTCCCGTCACGTCGCGCTCGTGCAGCCGCTGCATGACGACCACGGTCGCGGCGTTGCGCGATTGGCCGCGAGTCGACAGTGTGCGGTCGAACCACGTGAGCGCGGTTTCCCGCTCGGCGTCGGATTCGGCTTGCTTGGCGTTGTGCGGGTCGTCAACGATCTTGCGGTCAGGGTGCTCGCCCGTCGCCCGGCCACCGACGGACGTCGCCATGCGCCAGCCGCCTTGCTCCAGCTCGTACTTGGTCTTCTGGTCGCTGCCCGCCCGCACCGTGACGTTGGACCAGCGCTCGCGGTACCAATCCGACAGCACGATGTCGCGGGTTTTCGCCGCGTCTCGAATCGCCAAGTCTGCGCCGTAACTCGCCCCCAGCAAGCGCAGCGTTGGGTCGTGCGCCCACTCCCACGCGGGCCAAGCCACCGAAGTCATGATCGACTTCATGCAGCCCGGCGGAATGTTGATGATCAGGTCGCGCAGCTCGCCGCGAGTGATCGCCATCAAGTGTTCAGCGATCGCGTTCAGATGCCAGTTGTCGAGAAACGCCTGCCCCGGCTCAATGATGGGGAACGCCTGCCGTGTGAACGACATCAAGTCGCTGTGCGCCGTGCGCCGATCACGCTCCCTGCGGATCAAATCCAACATCACCGCAGGGCTCAGCGGTGCGTTCATTCGGGCGTTGGACCCGCGACCTTGGAGAGAAGCGTCTGCACCTGCTCCAACTCATTGTCGGAAAGCCCCTTCAGATCCAGCGCCGCGAGCGTGATCGGTGCACCGTTCGCTCCGGTGACCTCGCTGCGTGCGAGCTTAGGCACGTGGTACTCGACCACCGACTGAAACATGTTGTGGGCCTGCACGGGGTTCGGCGGCACGACCCACAGCGGTCGGCCCTCTTCGTCGTAGAGCCGCTGTCCGTCTGCGCCGACCATCGGTTGTCCCTCGGCGACCGTGTCGAGCCATTTTTGCAACCTGTGTGCATTCCCATCTACAAAGGCCGCTATGGCTTCGCGCGCCGCGCGAGTAGCCTTGTTGGGGACGCCCTTCGGACGCCCACCGTCGCCCTTTCTACGACCGCCGCGATGGGGCTTTGTCACTTTGGGTTCTTGCATCGGGCCAGAATCCTTTATTTTTGTTGTTCGCGATTATCGCCGCGATGGCTCCTCGACGGCAACAAATTTAATCGCCGCGCTCGATTTTACGCGCCCCTGAAAATATCTCTGAAAATCTCAGGTTAGCCGCAGAATTTCCGTACCCGAGATGCCCAAGGTGCCCGAGTTCTCTATTGTTTGACTTTTCTTAATTAAAATCCCCTTTTTTAGCTAATTTAATTTGTTTGGATCCAACAATTAGTAACTCGGGTAACTCGGGAAACATGAGTACGTTTTTGCGATTTCCGCATTTGATATAAGTGCAGAAATCAAGAGCATTCAGCGGCAAAGGTTGCCAATTCAAGGAACAACGACGAAGATTATTTTTCGCCGAAAAGCCCACATTTTTCCGCGACCCGAGATTCGATCTCGACCCCACTCAATGAACCAAAAAGGACCAAAAATGCTCCTCAAAAAGCCCAAGAAAACGTTCCGCGATCAGACCGCACAATCCTTTCTCAAGTCCGCCCGATTGGTCGATGGGCAACTCTTGGTGACCGACTGGCAGGGAACAATTTACCGCGCTCAGCGCTCGCCGAGCGGCCAGGAATTGGCGCTGGCGGACGTGACCGTGGGGTTCGGGGCTTTGTTGTCGTTGGACGCTTGGGGCGCGGCGGAGTTGGCTTGGTGGGAGGCGGCGATCGATGCGCTCTCACCGGCGCAGGAGTTGTGGTTGGTGGTCGACGAGGAGGGGGTTGTGGTGGGGCACTTGCTGGACCCCGCTCACGCGGCGAACCCGGAGCGGGCCTACGCCTTCCGCATCAACAACGCGGCCCGTCGCCCGGTGCCCGCGCTGGGCTCCTATTGGGCCCCTGCCCCCGTCCCTGAGCGTCCCATCAGGACGCGCGGTCGGAGCGCCAGGAGCGCCGAATAACCCATCAGCCAGCCCCCGTGGCGGCGAGCATCCGTTCCCCGTGCTGGCGCACGAGGTCGGTGGCGGCGTTGAGGTCGCGGGCCAGATCGTTCTTCACGAATGCGTACCGAGCGCGCAGCGACTTGCCTTCCGCTCTGAACACCCACCGATCCACCCCGCCCGGCGCTGGAACCTGAACGTACCCGGCGCGGTTCATGCGGTGCGAGATCTTGCGCGGCGACTTCAGCATATTGGCCACGTCCTCGTGGTGATCGAATTGGGGGTTGACTAGTTCCTGTCCGAAGAGCACGTCGGGCTGACCAAGGTGGTCGATTGCCCAAGCCACGGCGTCTTCCGGTTCGCCCCAGCTCGCGGCCACCGCGCCCCACCCTGAGGTGCGGGCGACTTGCGCCTTGGGGTCGAAGCCCGAGAGATCCCTGTTCGCCAGCCAAGCCGCCACGTGCGCTGCGCCGCCGTCTTCGAACCACGCGAACAGCTCGCCAAAGTACGTGGGGCGGTCTTCGGCTTCGTGCCATTTTTGCGGCAGGTGCGAATGCATGATGAACATGCGGCGGTCTTCGGGCGGAATGTACATGCTCATCCAGTCGTTCGTCGTGATGAAGACGCGCACGCGGTTGATGATGTGACGGAGTTTGGCGTATTTGTCGTTGAGCGGCAACGTGTCGGGCGGCGCAACGATGATGGGCTTCAGGATGTTGTACGCCGTCGACGCATGGTGCTCGTCCTTGGTGGGGCGCACCTCGTCGACCACGAGCATGAGGGTTTCGAGCCACGGCTTGTATGGGCTGAACAGTTCGTCGGGGTCGATGTTTTTGCTGTTCCAGGAGCCCACCGCCGCTTTCACGGGCATCAGGGCGGCGTCTTTGCCGATGCCTTGTGTGCCGCTCAGCACGATGGCGGCGTTGCACTTCACGGATGGGTGCTGCACCATGTGTGCGCAAAAGTCGAAGAAGAATTCGTGCTCCTCTCGCGCGGGCCACAACTTTTTGACGTGGTTGACCCACCAACCGGCCTTGTTCGGGTCGCCCCGGGCGGCGGGCGGCGGCAGGTACTTGTTGTAGATCCTGCGGCCAGCCGCCTCGCGCCAGCCGTTGGCGTCGATGAAGACGTCGCGGATGATTTGCGGTTGCCCGGGCCACCACGTGCTGCCTTCGACGAACTGATCGTTTTCCACCCGCATGATGTCGCGGCTCGGCTGGATCAGCCGCTCTCGGCGGCGGCGCGGTCGGCCGCGCCCGCGTTGTCGGCCTTCGGCAGGAGCGGTCTCCTCGTCGGCAGGCGCTCCATCGTCGACTTCAACCCGCCACAACTCGATCGGGATCGATGCGTCGACGGCTTTCTCGGAGTGTTGCGTACCGTCGCGCAGGTCCCAAAATGCTTCCTGCGCCTTGTCGAAGACGTAATCCTCGGGACGCGCCAGCCGCCTCGCGCTCGAGATGCGCTGGAGCAGCGCCTCCTCTCGCGCAGCGGTACGCTCGTCGATTGTGCTGCTCATGCGTTCTTCTCCTTGAGTGCTGCCTCGATAGCGTTAACAAAATTGCGTGTGTACTCAGGGATGCGTGCGCGCTGCCCGTAGTTAACCATCTCCGCAATTTCCTCGTCAGTTAACCCAACCCATTCTTTGCGCGGCACCACCATGTACCCCACAGGGGTTGACGCCATCGCGAGTCCTCTTTCCACAACCAAAGCATGAACTTCGGCGTCTCCTACGATGTCATTGGCGAGTGTGATCGCTTCATCTCGCGTGGCCTTTATAAAAGTGACGGCTTCTTGGATGCGCTTTTTCATGTGTTCTTCTCCTTCAATGCTTTAATTACTTGAGAATAGACTTCAAACCTACCGAAGTTGTCCTCTTGCCTACGCCCCCACCCTGCATATCGCATTTCAACTTCCGCGCGCTCTAACAAAGAATACAAGTCATCACACTCGCGGCGGGATGGGTGGAGGTAGAGCGGTTCAACCCATCCTTTATGGCTTGGGTTTCGCCTTTCCCACTCATCACGGTAGTTTTCGTTGTCGTCGTATGTGCGGTAGTCATACCCGCCTTCGCCGTCAAACGTGCGCCACGCGACCGGCTC